AGCATAGCCCCTCCCGGTTAATTGATTCCACAGTCTACAATGTTTACCTTGCAATCCCGATACATGGTAGGCAATCCTGCCTTATCGAAGGCTATCGGAGTAGCTGTTCTGTTTCCCGGATACATCCTAATCGTTTGAAAACGGTTATGGACCATATCAGGGATTTTTGCGACCACCACAAATTTATCGAACTCCTGCAGCATATCTGCCCAAGTCTTTGCATCTAGGCTTTTCCACTGAAGGGAATCAAACTTGTATTGGTCTCTTCCTACCTTCTGGCCAACGAACTCCCCTTTGGCATTCTTTCCGGCTGAAACATTGGTAGCAACCACAAGATTGCCGCCAATGTCCGGAGCAGGAAATTCTTTTCCGTTGATTGTTATCGTCGCCATATTACCCCCTTAAGCTGTATCCGCTTCGGCCTTCCAAGTCGCTAAGCCTTTGCTTTATCTCTCGAACATCCACATAGACCGTTAGATCCATAGCTTCAATCTGTTCAGAGATTCTGGACAGGAAGGAAAGCATCTTTTCAAAGTGTTCTGCAGAAATACCGGGATTGGATGCCATAGACACCGCCCGATTTAATAAGTCTTCCAGCTTATTTTCCGGAGCGACCACTTCTCCGTAATGCCGGTTATCACCAATCATGGCAAGCTGCGGAGTATTGGCCTTTACGAATCCACCATTAGCAAGCTTCGGGATGGACACCGTAGGAACAGTAGGAATGCTCAGTCCGAAGCTGTTTCCTCCGATTTCTGGAATCCAATCGGGAAGCTCAAAGCTGATAGAGTTTAAAGAATTAATCATGCTATTAATAGCCTTGATTACTCCGTTGGCCATGGACTCCACGCCACCAAGGATAGAGTTGATAACGCCTTTGATACCGCTCCACATACCTTCAAATATAGAAACAGTGGTAGTCTTCAAATTCGTCCAAACCTTTTCCCAGTTTTCCTTTATTGTATTTAAGACAGTGGAGATTCCATTCTTAATGGCTTCCATCTTCTCGCTAAGCGCAGACTTAATACCGTCAAAAATGTGGTTAAAGAAATCAGATACTGCTTTCCAGACAGCTTCCCAATTCTTCCGCATCATGTTGAGCATACCGGTAAGCCTTGCCTGCATTACATTTAACATTGTCTCCAAGATACCTGTTATGGCTCTCCATACACCGTCAAATATAGCTTTAATACCGTTCCACGCCCTGTCCCAGTCGCCTGTAAGCACACCAATAATAAAATCCATAAGACCGCCAAGAGCAGTCAGGACGCCATCAATTACCTTTCCTACTCCATCCAGGAATGCGAAGAAGCAATTTATGGCGGTATCTAACGCCATGCCGATTTGCTGTACTGCAACACCGGTGAACCAAACAATAAAAGGTTCTATGACGGTAGTCCACGCTACTTGAATACATTCCGATATTTTTCCGAAAACCTCTTCGAATTTCGGCATGAGAGGCGCAATGACATTGTCCTTAAAATCTGTGAACTTGTCTGCCGCTTTTTGAACTATCGGAAGAATGTAAGTGCCAAAGGACTCTAAGAATTTGCTTCCTACAGCGACGATAGTCTCTTTCATTAAGGTAAATAGCGGGTGAACCGAGTTAGCATAGATACTTATGATCGTGTCGCCATACATATGGAATATTTCAGCCAGGTCATTAAAAACCTGCATTACCGGTTCAGATAAAGCATTATAGGTTTCAATAATCCGGTCTTTTAACTCCACAACAGGAGTCAGAATCACATCTATAGAATCTCGGAAAAAGCTTTCTGAAACTACAAGGAAGGTTCCCAATATATCCGAAACAATGCTAATGATGTCTGCCCCTATCTGCTTAAAGTTGTCACCTTGAAGCACGGAAAAGATATCCGCTATGGCCACTGCGAAGTTCGCTCGGATGTCTGCGATGTCTCCTTCAATATCAAACATCTTCACAATGAATTTCTTAATGCGTTCTGTATTCTGTGCAAGATATTTCTCAACTGAACCGCTTAAGAAATCTACAAAGGTAAGCCCGATACTTACTCCTGCGCCCGCAATTTTCCCTAGGTCAACTGCTACCCTGTCAGCAAAGGTATTGGCCGCATTAAGCACTTCACTTGATGTAAAAATGTTTACAAGACTTTCTCCAATCCCTTTAATGTTCTCTTTGATGGAATCGAGTACAGATGTGTCTTTTAAACCTTCCCAGAATCCGGACATAAAGAGATTCTTTAACTCGTTGAACCTATCAATCATGCCCTGCAGGTGTTCATTGATTCTGGCAGTCCCTCCCTCCATCGCGCCGGTATCGAAGGACTCCATAGGGAAGTCTGCACCGCCCCCGCCACCTTCTCCGCCGCCTCCACCTCCGGAGGAATCGCTCTGATCAGGAAGGATATTGAGTTCGTCAATGCCTGTAGTTGCGCTCTTGATATCTTTAGCTGCCTTTTTAGCCGCCCCTCCGGCGCCGCCTAAAGCACCGCTTGCTTTATCCGCGCTCTTTGCTACCGCATCCGTTCCGGCTGTCACGCCCTTAGGATTGATAGCAAGCTTTGCAGTACCTCCCAGCATGGAGAAGAAGCTTCTTAACGCGCTTATGGCTGTTAGGATTCTACCGATTAAGATATTCAGCATTCTTACTACAGGACTAAGCACGGCAATGAGGCCGCTACCTATGGCGGCTTTAAGGCTATCAAATTGCAAGGACAAAAGCCTTACCTGGTTAGCCCAGCCGTCCGAGGTCCTCATGAAGTCGCCTTGTGCAGCAGAAAGCTGGTCTTGCACGAATTTAAACCGAAGTGCCACCTTCTCCGCTTCAGACATAGACTTAGTAGTCTTACCGAAGCCGTTGGCCATAGCAAAGGCGTCCAGTGCGGTCTGTGTCATTACGACACCTAAAGACTTAAGGCTTTCCGTCTCACCGGTAAACACGGATTTAAGCTTTGTATAGGCTTCGTCCTGACTCATGTTGTAGAAAGACGCTACGTCTCCGGCAAGGCCTGTTAAAGCAGTAGCCATGTCATAGGCTTGCCCCTCGGAGAAGCCGAAGGCTTTTCCCATAGCCCCAAAGGTTCCTGTAAAGTTCTTGGCCATCGTCTCAGATAGACCGAACTGCGCTGCGGCATTCTTTGCAAAATTGTCTATCTGTTTATTCATCGTAGGAAAGACGGTATCTACTACGTTTTGCACCTCGGAAAGGTTGGAGCTTAGTTCTATACATTCTTTACCAAAGGATATAAGCTTTCCAACTGCAAAGGCTCCGGCAAGCATTTTACCGGCTTTCGTAGCAAGTCTCGTTATGTTGTTTAATCCTGCCTCAAAATCGCCCTTATTAAGGACTAAGTCAAGGCTTACCTGCCCTACGCTATCTCCCATTTATCCCCCTTTCCTACGATAAAAGCGAAAACAAGCTGGCTTCCAGCTTTCTCATTTCCGCTGCGTATTCTTCCTCTGTCATTCTTTCACTCTGTTTTGTACGCCAGTCGTCGTAAATCTTCCTTTGGTACGAAGAAAATCGTTTGATGGTCTCCTGGTCTGTCTCACTGCGGATTGCTACTACCTTACCAAGGGCAGTGTCCGCGGATAGACCGGATAAAAGGGCAGAAAACTCTGCCCAGTCAACCGTCTTAAAATCCTTCGTAGATAAACGAAGGCCGTACTGTGACAGGAAGCTGGAAACTATCAAGTCCCAGTCTTCAAACAGGTCATAGTACGGCTCATTACTCTTTTTCTTGCTTCTCTCCTGTGATTAGCTCTACAGCGGCTTTGATCACCACAATCAGGTCATCAAAGCTAAGCTTAAGCTTTGCAAGCTTCTCTCTGGATTCCTCCGGGAACAGAGTCTCGTAAGCTTCATTTACTTCCTTCGCTCCGGCATCACCGCCCATAAACTGGAGCACCTTCAACATGGAAGGCGCGTCACTGTTTACTTCAATCTCTTTCCCCTTGATGATTAAGCAGCTGTTTTCTTCAAAGTTCAGTCTGTCTGTAATATCAATCTTCTTCATGGATTAACCTCCGATTCCGGGTGTAGCCGGTGCAGGGGTAATAGTCGGCTTACCATAGCACTCTGCATCGAACTCCAATGCATCAATTCCTGTGGTGTCTCCACCGCCCGGTGTGGTTACGTTGATAACTACAGGACAGGTAAGCTTTGCGCCGGATACCATAGTCCATTCAAACTGTGTCATTACATCGGGTCCAAACTTCCATGCAAGGTCTGCGATATAGTCGTTTGCCTTGTCTCCTACACATCTCTTTCCCTTAAACTTAAATGACATCTTCTTACCGGTCATAGCTGCCTTAGACCAGCCCTCCGCATCCATTGCAAACCAGTTCTCCACTGTTCCGTCGATGGTAGGCGCAAAGTTCTCGAGATCCTTTGGTGTTGCCATGTCCTGAGGCTTACTGTCCATGCCCTTAAGACCGAACTTAAACTGATTAGAATGCACCGGATATACTTTTCCTGCTACTTCGCTCATAATCATTTCCTTTCATAAATTACATCAATCCAGATAACGAACTCATAGACTCCGCTATCGTCGGTTCCTACGTCTTGTGGTTCCGGTACTGCCAAGGATAGGTAACGAACCACGGTATCACCTATCTGAAAAGCTTTGTCTTTTGCCTGTAAAAATTGAAAAAGCTTTATGGCTGCGTCTTCCGTTTCCACAAAGCTTTTATTCCAATGAATTAACAAAGATATCGGAGAAATGCCGTAGCTTGTATGCTCTAAGCCTCCTAAGGCCTTGATGGGCGTGCCGCTGGACTTCCTGTGATAGATTCCAAGGGATTTCTCCTTTTTATTATCCAGTTTTCCGATATAAACCTGCTTAAAAAGGCCACTGTCCTTAATTAGCTGCTGAATTACTTTCAGCGGTAGCACTAAACATCCCCCCTCTCTTTGTAAAACTTCATGAAGGCATTCTTTGCAAAGTCTTCCTTCTCTCCGCCCTTCTCCCAGTCCTCGAACCATTGCCCTTTAGCGTTGGGGTTTTCGGACGTGTCGAAGTTAAATTCCGGGTGATAGTAAAGCCTTCTTGCGTATGGTGTGGAGTGCACAAGTCTTACCACTCCTCTATCTGCATCAGAATCGTCTACAAAGGCAGATTCGTTCTGCAAATTACCGGTTTTAAAGGGTACTACTTGGCTTTGCACTACATCGCTGTGCACTGCTTCTCCTGTCATGGCAAGGGCAGTTACTGCCGCCTTAGAAAGCTGTTGTATCCTCGGAAAGTTCATTTTTACCGTGCTTTTAGCCTTCATTATTTCACCTCCAGCTTGCAATAATTCACTGTCCCGTCAGGATTCCTTGCTTTCATACCGTGAACGATTTCTCTTTCCTCGGAAAAGACCGTTACAGTTCCTCCGGATAGACTAGGGAAGTTTTCTGCAATGTCTCCCGGGAAGTAGGCTGTTCCGGTACACTCCACAAGTTTCTTTTCTTCCGTGAAAATGGTTTTTACACTGTCTTGGAAGTTGCAAAGAAGGCTTAAATCAAGAGAGCGTTCAGGCTCTCCGTCTTCCGTTATCCCTTCACTGGTTAAATGCACCTCGATAGGAACCTTACAAAGGCTTTTGGGAACTAAACAAGGATACTTCATACTTCCTCCTATATCGCCTTACAGCACAGCCCTGTTTGACAGAGCAAAGCGTAAAGGGAGCGACTAATTGTCACCCCCTTTTCTACCATTACCTTCTCGCTGGAAGATAATTTCACGCTTGCTCCGTTAAGGCTATACTCGCTTAGCGGCGATTCTAAAAATTCCGCGTTGTCGTATTTGAAAAGGGCGAGCTCTCCAGCTACCTCTTCGATAATCTCTTTTTGAAAGTCAGTGAGATGCCCAAACCCAATTCCACGAATGCGGTTATAGCTTAAAGTATCGATGTCCCTACTTGCCCTGTTTAAAAGTTCGTCTATCTTGTCCTCCGGAACGCCTGCACCGTACCTCTCAATAAACTTTGTTTTATCCAGGTAAGGACTCATCTTAGTTACCTCCGTCCTCTACGGTTTCAACCCCTTTATTCTTCCCTTTCCCTTGGGGCTGGGCTTTCTGCAGTTCTGCTTCAAGTGCTTCCAGCTTCTCCTGAAGCGCTGCATACTCGCCATAGGACACAGTCTTACCGGGAGCCGCTTCTAAAAGTTCTCCGTCATCGCCGTAAATATCAAATCCCTGCGTAAGGTAAAACCCCTTCTGAGAATCATCGATGAAGTATTCCTTATTTTCTTTTACTGCTCTCACGCTCTACCTCCTTAGTGCTTAGTTACGTGTGCTGCACAGCCTGCAACCCTTCTCTCAATCATGAAGAGATCCCAGTAGTTTCGATTCTGATACAGATATCCGTCTGCGGTTCTGGAATCAGTTCCCGGAGTGAAAAGAGAAATGTATGCGTACTTGTCTCTT